ACCCCATTATGGGTTATTATTTCATTTATTAGCTTAGTTGGTTTTGCTGCTCTGGTAATATGTAAGTGCACCTGGAATTGTTGTATTAAAAAGATATGCAACGATATACTCGATGATTTTGTAGATGACTACATATTTTGCGGATACAAAGAACAGATAGATAAAATCTGCTGTTGCTGTAAAGTTATTTGTTGCTGTAACGATTTAATTAACGAAGATAAGCAAACTGAAGAAGAAGAAGAAAAAAACAATGAAATACGCAAAAATCAGGAATTAAGATTGGAGTTGTTTAATATGCAAAATAAAAACAATAGTAACGCATCATCACCAACGCACGAAACTCGTAAAACATTTGAAATATAATATTAATTAAAAAATAATTATTATTATATTAATAATAATAATTATATTAATTTATTAATTATACAACCGTTTCTTGAAATCCTTCACCGACCAAATCACTCAACAGATTATTATAATTTTTACGCACTTCTTCAAACAACTCTTTTGTAAATTTATACTCCATCATAATACTAGATATCATTTCAGAGTGTAACTTCCAGGCAGTATCTACTTCATTCAAAATCTCATAGACAATACCATTATCCTTATTCAAAGCATTCATAAGCCACCTATTTTTTCTACCAATTATATCAACTCTTTTACCAATATCTCCCTCATCAATACTTACCAATTCTTTCCTCCCATTTACCTCCTTCACCAAAACATTTCTACCATTAAAATCACTCACTCTAAATATCCCCCTTACTATTCCAATCTTAGCAAATTCCTTGAGTAATCTCCTGTCATTAAGTAATTCTGCCTTCATTTTTCCGACCTCTGTCCCTGGAGTAATCTCATCCATTACACAATAAACAACATGACCTTCTTTTTCACCATTCACCGTCACTTCCCAATTATCGGCCCAATATTTTGTTTCTTTAGATATCTTTTCTACCCTAAAATCAGACAATATTCTTTTCATTCCAATACTATTCAGTCCAAAGAAGGGTTTGCATTTATCCAATACACAATAGTCCCTGTTATAGTTCATACTCTTCCTGGACTCCTTCCAAATTGTATCCTTATATTTAAAACACATTACCTTATTTCCACAGGTTGTATTCCCACACAATTTCTGAGTGCTATCCATCCATAGCCACATTTTTTTTGGCAACTTATCTTCTAACTCACTAAAGACAGGTGTCGGTCTCATTTTTTTTATCCTTTTAGTCTTCTCCTCTCTTTTCAATTGACTAACTGATTTTGCCTTTACACTTTTCACATTAACTACAAATTTATCAATTCCTTTTTTATTTTCTTTTTTATTTTCTTCTTTTTTCTTTGTTTTTTTGTTTTTAAGGGACTTCTTTTTTCTAATCTTAATGGGATTGTCTAGTTTCTCTTGTATATAGTAGTCTCTCCATTCTCTTACATAAAATTCCTTATCTTCATCTACTACTACACACCCTTCCTTCGCAAAATCTGCTTTATTTTTACCCATCTTGCGACCTTGACTAGTATGCATATCAATACAATAATCATCAATCTGTATATACTCATTGCATTTCTTCAACAAATCAGAGTCGATCCATCGTCCGTGTACATATAATTCTCGTAAATTACTTAGTATCTCCCTACTCTTGTCTTCTGGAGTACTACACTTCATCGCCATATCAATACAAGAACACAGGAACATAAACCTTTCTCCTCTTCCTAATTTAAAGAATTCATTTAATTTATAATCCATTACCTTCTTATATACAGAATTCGCCTTTACTACTTCAGTATCAAACAAATATTCCCATACCATATAAATATTATCTTTTCTCCTATACCTTACTGTATCTCCTTTTTTCTCTCCCTTAAATATTTTAAACATCCATTTAAAACATTCGTCATCTTTTCTCTCAAAACACTCCACAAATCTCTCAAAATAAACAGTATCGTCCAATCCATAGTCCTCATTAATAATACGGTGACTCCACCAACTTCTAAGGTCACTATTTCTTCTGGAAATACGACCTTCTACCAAACACTTACACATTAGTATAAGAGTTTCGCCAGAACTTTTCCTGTTCTCCTGAAACTTTTCAATCATTTCCCTTAAAACAATATATCGTTCCGTCTCAGCAAACAACAGTTCTTCATCCATCATTACTATAATCCTATTAATAAGATTAGTAATTATAGCATTACAAGCCCTCTGTTGTTTCTCAGTACAGGCATACAGTTCAAACTTATATATCTCATAAGCACACCAGACCATATCACCAAATTGCTTTCTCCTTAAATATTTCTGCATTCCACTTTTAAGAATATCCAATTTATACCCATTCTGACTTATACTACTAAAACAGGTCCTATATTTCATTTGCATCATAGTTTCTTTTAATATACAACTCATTTTTGTTACTTATTTTTATTTAATAAAATAATAATAAGTTTAAAATTTTAATCAATTTATAGAAATGATTAGCGTGGCTCTGGTAAATCTTCATAAAATGTGCCGTCTGCCTCATCACATACAAAAATATGTTGGTCTTTCGGAAAATGTGTAATTTTGCATTTTTTACTAAACAAATAAATAATATGAGGAAGTGATATTTTTTTTGGATATGGTCTGTATGTACTATACGTGTATAATGTGCTAGATATTAAACCCTGTTCTCTTGTAGATAATGCTATATCAATTGGTTTTATCGATACATTTCTTTTTTTTGTATTCCATTGTTTCCTTGTTTTTTTCCAATATTCGATGCCAAACAACTCGTTATTTTGCTGATCCGTCATTTTATATAAGTTATATACAAAAATAAACTTATCTCAACTTTTATTCACCAAAAAAATATTAGTAGGGGTATAGTTATTGTAATACGGTATTCCATGTTCTACACACCATCGGATGCATTTTTTTATGTTTTGGTTTTTCACTAGTTCCATCTTATCTTTTGATTTGTCTTGATAATGAATCATTTTAATAGTGTTCATTATATTTTCGATTTGTTGTTGTGTAAATATGGAGTTGATTTCATTTAATCTACTTAAATAATAGGTATTTAATTCTACATCTAATATACTTGCTATTTCATACTTATCAAAGTCTATGTTATCCAATACATACAAAATATCATGAAATCGGTTGTAAATCGATGAAGTATCACTAAACTTAAAATATTTACACACCAAATACTTTTCACTATTTGCGTGTCTACTTGTATTCGGTTTTACAATATAAACTTTTTTATAAAAACAGTTTAATAAATAAATCAATTGTGTTGTGCTTTTCAAAAATACGTCAAATATCTTTAAAATAAATACCCCATTGTATTTCTGCATAACAATCGCATATGCTACCTGAGTAAAAAGTAACCGAAAAGCATTGTTTTCTTGTTTATTAAAATCACTTGAAAAATCGAACCCTCCATCTGCTGTAATGATATTCATACTATTTTTATACATATGAGCCATGTATTTGTAATTTTCCACATTATATAAGTTACCATTTCCTGTCTTTCCTTTTTCAATAACAATATTTTTATATGTTTTAAACAAATGTTCGCTTTTTCTCCACCCTGGAATACTATAATCATCTTCATTTGTTAATGTAATGCCATAATAAGTATCCAATGGATTAGAACGCATAAATGCTGTCGCTTCTATAAACCCACCAGGACCTTCTGCTAAATGAAAACTTTTTAAACTGTTGTAATTACCAAGTATATTGAAATGTTTGTATATTTCAATTAATTTAAAATAAGCGCGGGATACAGGTTTGATTTTAGATATAGCATAATTCATATGTGGTAGATTACTATGAATAAATTCGTATGGATTGGTGTATTTTTTCATCATATCCCATTTTTTATAATTTTGATTTATTAATTCTTTGGAGTTGTTTAAGTATTTGTGTATGCTTTTACTTAAGTAAACCTCATTTTCCTCTTCTGATACTTTGAATTTTAATTTTATATTTATGGACTTTAATATATGATTGCAATCTGGCAATAAATAATATAACATATTTGTATTCTATATTATTTATGTAACTAATTTTATATTGTTTTGTTTTGTTTTGTTTTTGTTTATTATACCAATCGTATTTTGCGTTTCATCTTTACAACATTGCGTTTCAATACCATAGTTGTATCCTTCATTTTCTGTATTCGTTCTTTTGTTTTATCAATGGTATCATTTGCCTTATCCATTTGAATCTTAAATACATTGCTTGCGTCTACATTGCGCACCTTTTTAAAGATAAAGTAATTGTTTAGAAACGAAACCTTTTTCTCATTATCACTCATCTCCAACGCGGTTCCAATTTGTTTTTTAGATATTTCTCTATTCTCTACATCATTTCCCATTTTGTTAAACAATCGTTGAAATGAGTCAACGCCCGTAAATACCCCAAACTGTTTGCATTCATCAGCGTCCAATGGAGCAAATCCATATAAATCCAATAACTCCTTAAAATAATCAAAGTTCACCAAATATTCTGGAAACACTTTATTGATAGATTCCTGATAAACATCAATTCTATAACCAACTCCTGTTAAGTCTGCTGGAAACTTTTCATGTTGATACATTTTCTTTATTTCCCATGTCTTTTTATTATTTTCTAGGATATATTCGCTTTCTTGATATTCCTTATTTTTCAACATATTAAATACTTTAACACCATCATAACAAGTTCCTATAAAATACCCATTTATTTTACAATTCTCTGAGACATTTCTAAGGTATTCATTTAATATTTCAACATTTTCAAAGAAGTAATGGGATGAAAACATATTGGATACTACGTCAAATCCGTCTCTACCGACTCCATGGTTTTCATATACTACCTTCCCCAATACATCCTTGTCTTTACTGCCTTTACCTATAATTGCATCCATAATTTTCTTACCTTTAGGTTCTAATATACCATCTCCATTTCTTAAATTATGACCACTGTCAGCCGTGATAAACAAACAACTTGGGGCGTTTCTATGCTTGCTTTTAAATTTCAAATACCTAGCACAAGCACCGTCCTTTCTGTTTTCCAAATTCATTTTTGACAAGTCAAATCCAACAACAAATTCCAACTTAGATTGGTACCATTTCCACATATCACCTGCTCTACCTACAGACATATCGATAAGCGTATCCTTGTTTTTGGATGCCCGTGTAATAAGCAACTGTTTTACATATTTGTTATGAAAATCACGCAACGAACGAGTGTTAGTTTCCGTAGTCGATTGTTTATAATACACTTCACTGTTTTCCAAATCAAACAACCCTTTCCCACTTAACATATCTCGAGTAATAGGATTATGAATAGACTTCCACACACCATTTGCTACGTGATACGCGTTTCCAAAATTCTTGTTTCCACTTCTGTAATCTGCTGTTTTATCGTGTCTTACGCGAATAGGGATCCATTGCCAATATTTTTCATTGCTTTTTACATACTTAAATTCTACAATTGTTTTATCTTGAAACGCTTCAGTTTTGTCTTCAATAAACATATTACCATCTAATAATGGTATATTACATAAGTGAACGTTAAAATTTGGACTAGGTTCGGTTGGAAAGAATGGTACGGGTTTGTATTGTCTGTTGTCATATGTTATATTATCTGGATAATTACCATCTATTACATCTTGACATGGATTTATAAACCCGTGTTGTGATGGATTAAACCCTACACGCAACTCGATGGTTTTATATTGAAGCAATTGACTATTGCTTCCAGCCATATCAGTTCCATCCTGAAATATATGATTTATTTTGTCTCGTCCGGTTTCGGTTTTTTTAGTGATTATCAAGAAATCAACCGTATTGTATTGGGGAGGTTTCCATTTAAAACTATGCTTCCATGTTTTTTGATACTCCAATACTCCCAATTTACTACTTCCAACTGACTTGTCAATAGGCGTAAATATCAACCCATCCGTTTCGTAATCAAACATAGACCCATCTTCCATGCCATCTAGCAATTCTTTACAAGAACGAAACAAACTTATTTCTTCATTTTTAGCATTTCTATTGGAATAAAATGTTTTTACTTTAATATCCATGGATGGTTTTTTATCTTTCACGATAGACAAAATAGTCATTCCTTTCACAAACTTATTTAATACTTCCAATCTAGACAATCCGGTGTTGTATTTCTTATCGTCAAACGACAAATTATCACGATAAATAAGAGGGTAATATCGATAGTCTTCTCCCTTTTTAAAATATACGTCGAAACATGTATACAAGTTTAAGTATTTTCCATGTTTGTCGTGAATAATATGTTCGCCATCTAATACACTGTTGTAGTATTCATTATCTTTGGTTATCAAACCTGTGTATTGTACGTTCATATTGATGTCTATCATGTAAATTTTACCTTTTTGACCTACATACAGTAATTTTCTTATCCCGTCTGCTTTATCAGTTACTGTGTAAGCAGAGTGAATATTCGGAATAGTTAAATCTTCTAATTTAGGGGCAGCATTTTCCATTTCAAGTGTAATGGACGAGGGACCAATAAAATTTCTTCTATTTTTTCTCATAGAATGTCCTTTTCTATCATTGGCAAACAATGATTCATTGGCACTTGTATTGGTTAGTTTTACAAAATTATATACAACCGCCTTTTGTTCCGTGTAAGATATAGGGTAGTTGGTTTGTTGCAATCCCGAAAGTATAATTTTGATTGCTTTATTTAATTCTTTTTTAAGATCTAAATGCATCATTGCTTTTGCTTCGTCATTTATTAATTCAACTTCAATCTCATACGTTTCTGGATTGTTAAATAAGTTGGATTTTTGAATAGTAGATTCCGGTGTATATTTGCGGGTTTGGTAGTTCCATTTTGAAGTTCTTAAAACGCTTAAATCAAACTTGAATGGAATCCCTTCTTTTTTAAACGTAAATCGTTTTATTAAACGAAATGTTTTTTTATTATTGTTCCAATTGTTAATCATGTTTCTTACTAGAGGGTATTCTCCTGCTAACCGATTTTCCGTTTTATAATTAACACGGAATTCATATTCTTTATTATCCAATGCTACCATGCGTTCCGAACCACTCTTTTCTTTGGATTGTTTTTGTAGAAACGATACATAGGGTTCTGGTATTTCTAAATTAAACGTGTTTTTTTTGCAATAGGATTTAATATTCATTAGTCCTTTTATTTCTGTTCTAATATTGGACATTCGAAGTCGGCCGGTGCGTTCATCTAAAAATTCGTTTTGTATGTTTAAATGATATTGGCCATTGGGAGTTTTACAAGTATAATTGTTTAATTTTAGTTTTTTGATAACATTATCAAAATCAATGCGTGTGATTTTATTAGCGTAATTGGTTCCAAACCGCAATTCAAATTCATCGGTTGCTTGATTGGACACGGTATACGTCCTTAAATAATCTGTAAATGATTTTGAGAAGTTATTTTTACTCATTAATATATATAAATTATATATAAATTTAATATTATTTCTATTAAATTTATATATTTCAATTTTAACATAATTAAATTACTTATAATCATGTTGTTATCCTCCGCGCACTTCATCGCAAGTTTAATCACATAATAAGTTGTTTTATTTTTTCGTATAGTTCATTTTTCGTAAATGTTTTTTTTTCGTTTTTCATAATATTTATTTTTAATAAACTACAGATTTCTTTTATTTCAACGGCTTTATAACTTCCTACAGAACGGAGAGGTTTGGTAATTGAATCTACAACCCATTTATTTTTTTTTAAATCACTTACCAACTCGTTCGTAACCTTCTCTTTGATATACAATCCATATTTATTATTTCGTTTATTAATCATAATAAATGAACTGTTAAATTCGTCGATATATTCATAATACATATAATTGTCCGTATAAATTACATTGTATTTATGAACCAAACAAATAAATGTAAACAGTGCCAAATCTATACCATTGTCGTCCAATAATTTTTCTTCTAGATGTATTCTATTTAATTTCAGCGACTTCAATAATGGTTTATTACTACGTATGCTGCTTACATATTCAAATTTACGATTGGTTTCGTAATTATATAGATTATTTTTATTTAATTCGTATTCCTGTAATCCATAGTGGTGCGATACCCAACACCAAAACAACGAGTCTTTGCATTCCAATGGTGGATAAAAATAATCAGCCTTTTTTTTGGTTAACTTGACTTCTTCTATATGTTCATCTGGTTTTCGAGTTGGTTTAATAAAACAAAATGATTTTATTATATTTTTATTAGTTAGTGAATATTTATTAAGGTTCATCAATAAATCTTCTATATCGTTATTTGTTGGAGTATATACGGGTCTATGGTTAACAACCCGATTGTTATTATGTTTTTTATTATCGTATACTCGATTATTTCCATATCGGTTCCTATTTTGATGTGTATTTCTATGTGTATTTCTGTGCATAGTTTATATATATATAACCATTAAAGCATTTATGTTGTTTTATTAAAGTATTCTTTTTCAAATACTTCTTGTGTATTTTCAATCGTATTTAACATGTTTTCTTGTTCACTGATGTATTTTAGATAATTTTCTATTTCCTTTATAATTTGAACTGGTAATTTGTTTAATGACAAAAATACTCCATTGTTATTTTCAGAAAAGTTGGTATCATGCTTCACAATAATTTCTAAAATCTTTTTATGGTGTATCTGATCTTTTTTCTCTATTACTTTTTTTAATGTTTTCAACTGTTCAGTCGTATATTTTTCATTATTTGTCGTTTCAACAACGCTCATACTAATCATTATAATGGTATATGTGAAAAAATGTTTATATTTATTATATTAATCATTAGTTAATTGTTTTTTTTTGTTGTATTACGTTTGTTTTTCTTGGTAGATGACAAATCACCAATAATAGATATCTGGTCATCATTTAATTTGTATCGTATCCCGATTACCTTCGCTACAATAATATCATTTTCCTTTATTTGATTAAACTGTTCATTTTTAATGTTGTGTTCTCTTGCTATAAACATTACTAATGGTGTTTCATCTTCTTTATAATATACAGCACGTACGCCAGCGCGTGTTACATTTTTAACAATGCATTTAATTTTCATATTTTCAACGGGATGGCATACCAAGCATTGGAATGATACATCAAACGATAATTTGTTTCCTTCAATTACACCTGAACTATGAGTGATAACCTCGACGGAGTTTGTTTTAATATATCCTTCTTTACTACACTTCCCTTCAAACTCTTCTTTTAAACGGACCAATATATGTTCTTTTAAATAATTATTAACGTGTTTAAAATCAACGTATAGTTTCCGAACCAATATTGATTTTGTATAAATAGACCCCTTCTTGATTGTTTTTGCGGATTTCATTATATAGTATAAATATAAATTTTTATATTTAACTATAATTATTATATTAAATCAATTTATTACATCAAAAATATTGTATTACCATTCTTATTTTGTTTTTTCAAGTCTATCTTTGGTAAAAGGTACACATCGTATAAAAATCCTTCTAATAAATTATAATTATATTTTTCATTGTGTTTATAGGTTAAATAGTAAGAAAGTAATGTAATCGCAATACACATTTTTTTTAAACTATTCATTATTAATGGTTGTCCTTCTTTGTTTAATTTTTTTTGTATGTTTTGATCCAACTCTTTTAATTTTTTCGATATTACTTTTTTACTTTGTCCAACGCTACATTGTTTTCCAGTGCTGTTTGTTTTCTCTCCCAATTCTTTTATTTTACTTACAATTCTTTCTCTAAACGTGTCGTAGAAGTGGATTGTTTTTTCCTTGCCGTCCTTCAATAACCATTTGTCCTTCCATTGTGATACTTTAAATGTTTCAATTAACTTTTTAATAAGAATTGATAGTCGATTGCTTTCTTCTACCCATTTAGTTTTCTTTGATTGAAGTATTTGTTTCACAAAAAAATTATATTTTCGAATGGGACTCTTCTCGTTGGGCAATGCAATCGCTTTTTTCCCATCTACAGTTCCAATATAATATTTATCAAAATATACATCCAAAACCTGTATAATTTTTTTATCGTTAATCGTTTCGTAGTTTATCAATATACGCTTTTTAGATAAATAAGGTAATTCTTCTATCATATGATGGATTGTATACATTGCCAATAATGTAACGTCTATTCCAAAATGTTTTGTTATTTCGTTTATGACATCTTTGTATTTTTTTACCTTTAATCTGTTTGGCGTATTTAATGAATTGTTTTTTCCGATTAAATAATTGTAATTTTCTATAATATTATCTAACATTGAACTGTCGTCGCCTTTTTTTTTGTATACCGATTTTGGAATACTTAGTTTAATTTTATTGTTTTCGTATTCAATAGGGGTTTTACGCTGTAGTAATGGAATATTTTTATTATATAACTCAATTGGTTGAAACATGTAATATTCTCCTATATTTACTAATTTCCCAATACGACCTAGCATATCCTTTAAAAATTCATTTCGATTATTAATTAATATGTCCAGTGCAATATAAATCTCTTCGTCTGAGTATTTTTTATACTGGTTAATTAAAAGAAACAATTGTGTTTTATGATACAAATAACCATTTGAAAATATAAACTTTATTTTCTTTAACAATACATCTAAATTAAGAATGATAAAATAATCATTGTAAGTAGATGTGTCTATATTATCTTCATTAAATGTTGGGTCTTTATTAACATTACACGTATAATTGCATTTTCCTATTTCACAAGCAAAACTATAATCTTTTGACCTTATATCAAAGTTTTTGATAACAATACCACTTGATATTTCTATTTCAACTGTTTTGTCATATTGGATTAATTGGTTTTTGTTTAACGCACAGTCCAGAGCGTTTTCTTTTAATATACTTGAAATTGTATTGATTTTCATTGACTTTTGTTCTGCCAATCGGTACATATATAAATCAATCGCTTCCATATCATTTGTCTCGTTTAGTTGTGTTCCGTACAAAAATACCTCTACGTTTCTTTCTTTAAACGGTAACAAACAATGGCTTAAATTTCTAACTCCGCGTCCGATAATTTGATTGGTTCTATTTAAATTATACCATGGTTCCATTAAATGCATTTGACGGATGTTTTTAAAATCAAGACCTTCTGAACCTGCCTTAGAAATAATAACAACCTTTACAAATTCACCATATTTATTGCTAACATTTGTAGCATTTTTTAATTCAATCTTGTTATTGGGAGATATTGTTGGGTCTCCAGTAATCATAACATATCTTCCAAAAAACGCCTTTTTTCGTTCATTTACAAATTTAAACCGTGATTTAGCTTGACTTTTAAACATATTGCTTCCATTTGAGCGTTCAAGTCCCAATTCTTCCAACGCAAGCGCAATAGGGACACACCCTCCTTCAATAAACTGAGAATAAACCATTACCACACCTTTTGATTTTTTTATTTCAGTAATAATATTGTATATTTTACGACTATATGTTTTAATTTTTTCTTCTGAAAAAATTCTACCATAATTGCTAATGGTCGATTGTTTGTATTCGTATCCTCGTTTATTGTCTTGACGCTTCATTAATCGCATCAATCCTTCTCTTCCATACATTTTACCAATTGTGTTCACATTGTTTGTTGTTTTGTTTTCCATCAATGTTTTATTTGGGTAAACCATATTCAATAATTGAAGTGGACCGTCTATAATAGTGTATTGAATACCCTTGTTTTTATTTTTTAAGATAGGATGGTCTTTTTTAAGTCGATTGATCAACATTTCATACGCCTTTTCTTGTAAGGTTCCAGATATATTATTAATAAACAAGTCTAAGTATTGAATTGGGTTGTCTATTTTCAGTCCGTTTATTTGACTGGTTGGGTAATCCCATGTTTTGCTTTTACTAAGTAAACGCAATGATTCTGGTCGGTTTGCAACTTCAGGCATAATATGGAACGGAAATGTAAATGGATTGTTTCCTTTTACATAACTAAAATATCCTGTACTTTTTTGAATCAATGTTTCTTTTCCGACTTCTCGTCCTTTTTTATCTACTTTTAGATTACCTTTTTTATCAAACACATCATTTTCCTTTAACATATACCTTCCGTCATTTAAGTTCATTAGATTTAATAACCATATGATTTCTCTATGGTCATTATACATAGGTGTTGCTGTTAATAATATCAACTTCGTATCTTTTGCGTATTTTACTAAATTTAAAAAATGTTCAGATGTTCGCTTCATTTTATCACCAGTTCGAATATTATGAACCTCGTCTATAACAATAACTCTATTGGAAAACTCTTTTTCAATTATGTCTATTTTATTTTTGTCTTTTAGTTCGTTATCTGTAAGTGATATATTTGCTTTTTTTATAATACTTGTAATGTAGTTAGAGAATTCTAAATAACCCATAAACTGATACCAATTTTTTATGACTTTATTTATTTGTTTTATCACCTTATCACGGGATATGTTTTTGGTAAACATTGGATTTACTTCTTCAATAAACTTATTACCAGTGCATGCTTTAATATTCCAATATCCGTCCACCAATTTTAATTTTCGTTCGTCAAATAACTGCAATTTGTAATTTTCCTGAACCACAGGACTAGCAATAACAATGATTTTCTTTGTATATCCCATCAATTTCATATATTTTCTAGTTTCCTCTGTAATGGAAATAGAAGAACAAGTTTTTCCAGTCCCCAATCCATGATACAATAACAAACTATTGTATGGTGTTTCAAACGACAAAAAATTTCTAACAAACTGTTGATGATTTGTTAATTCAAAATCAGTTACATTACACATTTTGTCTGAAATCTTAACTATATTTTTATAATCTTCACTAGTATATCCTTTTATCCTTGTATTATGAAACTCTTTTTTTAATGTTATTTTTTTATTGAAATCCAGAGACTCGATGTGTGGATATAAATTTTGCTCCATATTAATATATATAATATAAGATTAAACTATTGTTATATTATTGTTTAAACGATTATTTAAACAATACTATATTTAAAATTTAATATACTTATCTACTGTTACACGATATCATACTCTTTGATCAACGCGTTGACTTTTACAAGTATACTACACAATTCATTATTATATGGGCGTATATGTTTCAATGCTTTGTCATACGTCAACCATTTCATGTTGCTTACTTCAGTTCTTTGAAAATTAGTAGTATTGCATATTTCCTTCATATAAGCTAAATAATATTTATGTTTGTAAGTTTTATAATTGGAACCCATAAACGTCTCTTCGTAAGGAATAACATTGAGTATCATATCTAATTTATTGCTTAAAATTCCTGTTTCTTCTTGAAATTCCCGCTTGCTACATTCCACATCGGTTTCATGATATTCACGTCTGCCTTTTGGAAACCCCCATTCTGGTTCAGTCCAAGTTGTAGTACTTTTTTCAACTAAATCTTTTAAATTAAAATAGTCTGTATTGTGAATATTAACACCTTCGGTAATATGATTAAATTTTGATTTGGATACCTTTCCTTCTGTGGAATATTTCGTGTTGATGAAATCCCCCCATAACTCATACCATAATTCATCAAATGGTTTGTTTAATATATTGTTTTTTTCTTGAATGGTCATTTCATTTATTAAATTAATAATGTATGATTTATAATACATAGGGTATTTTCCACGCATAAACTCTACAAACCCCAACGTGTCTTTTCTGCAAATCAATAAATATTCTATCTTATGGTTTTTCTTACGAAAACAAATAATACCAGAACTAGTAATTGGTTTTTTACATGACCTAAAATGATGACCCGACTTCCCACAATTGGTACAAAATAAATTTTTAGCGTTATTCATTTTCTTCTATATGTTTAAAACGCTTTATTTTTATATCATTTGCTATATAAATGAGTTTAAGCAAAGAAGTATGGTTGCCATATGTTAAATTTTTTATGCTCACCATTGCTTTAAATTATCCCACCCATCCAAATGATGTAAGTAAAAAAAAATATTATGATTTTATTCAAAATTTACCTCTGTTTATACCTATGGAACCATTTGGCAATGAGTTTATTAAAACAATCGACAATTATCCAGTAACTCCTTATTTAGAATCTCGTTTGTCTTTTATGAAATGGGTTCATTATATATTTAATAAAATACAAAAAGAGCACAATATGGAAACGGAGACATTTCAAACAAGTTTAGAAAAGTATTATGACCATTATAAACCATCCAAACAACAAGACAAAGACTACTACCATTTAAAACGAAAGATGATTCAAATGTCAGTGGTATGTATGGTTATCGCTGTTGCTGCTTATTTATACAATAAGTAATACATATAAAATATCATCATTTATATAATGGGGATAGAGAAATGGATTTTTATAATAACAGTTTTATTGATTTTTGATACATATCATGATGGAGAATATTCAAAATGGTTTTTAACTAAAAAAAAATACTTTAAAATAGCAACCATAGGGTTTGTTGGGTTAAGTTTGTATGTTTTTATTAAGAAATACCCGGTATCTTCGCAAAAACTACTATACCATGGTTCAAATATTGTCAAGTATTTACCGATTGATCCTAATACCCGTGATATGATAACTCCGATATTTGATTTAACCAATTCCAATAAAATAATCGAAAATTTAACCAGTAGTCCTCAAACAAAACGTATGATAAACTCTGGATTTGGAAGTTCAAAACGTAGTGTTAGCGAAACAAAAAAAAAATATGTAGCTGCCCAACAAAGTTGGAAATGCGGATATTGTGGCGAACAGTTGGATGAAACATTTGAAGTCGATCATAAAGTTGATTTACAATATGGAGGATCGAATCACGTAAGTAATTTAGCAGCCGTATGCAGAAGATGTCACGCAAAAAAAGGGGTGATGGGTCGTCTTTGAGAATTGATTTTAAGTGTTTGTTTTATAGATTATTTAATATAAATAATATATAAAATACAATAAGTTTATGGCTGAATCAAAAAAAGAAAGTAAAACTGAGTATGAGTTAAAAATACAAAAAGAAAAGGAAAAACAAACCGTTGTAATTGCGTCACTTTCAGCAGTAGGGGGTGTTATTGCGCTTATTCTTGCATTAAATAAATCGTTAAGAGATACAGTTAAGGAATGGGGACAATTAAAATGGAACATGCTTGCCGAATTCATGAAAAATTGGTGGGGATGGTTCAGAGGAAATATCAATGTATCCAATAATTCTAATGTAATTGAAAACTCTAAAATTCTGACCTTTTTAAATAGTTTTTTTCATTTTCGCGATAAAAACAATCCCGTAAATCGATTAAGTTCAATTATGTTTGTATTGGGAATAGGTGTTGCGGTTGGATTAACATTTGTGTTTGTTACATCAATCGGAACCCCTTATACCAAATACAATATTATATTTGCGATTGTGTTGTCTTTGTTAGCAATTGTAATTGCCGGGTTTTTTTATATACGACTTAAAAACAAGGATGGGTTGTTTAAAGGCAATGCGGTTGGAATTTGGGGACAATTAATAAACATTAAAAACATCTTAAAAGAAAACCGACTTAAAATCGCGAGTATCGTAATGGTGTTAATAGGATTAACCATTGGAGCAGCAATTGCTTTACAATCCGAACGCTCTGCTATAATTAGTTTAAGCACATTGGGTGTATTTGCGGGTATTGTTGCTATGTTTATGGTTTATACTGTCATTGTGAATTCATCTTTTTTCGAAAAAATAAAACAGTTTACCCCATTGTTGTTTTTATTTAACTTAATATTTATTATACCTTGTATAATTTCCATAGCAATAAGTTGGATAACTGAACAAGTTAAAAATACTCCTAGTTTTGTGTATACAGTATTATTGGCAGAACTGGTGATTATTTTGCTCTATTTTGTTATACCTTCGATTAACCGTCAATTTTATTTTAATTTAACCAATAAAAAAAACAATGCCGATGAATTAAATGAAATAATGAAAATCAATCAACAGCGCAAGGAAGATTTACAGAAAAAAATAGTGAAAATTCAAAAAAAGTTTTTTAGAAAATCGCATAGTGAAAATGTCATTAATATGAACAGTCAAGGTATAGAAGACACTTGGATTGAATTGATTGCGTTATTGACCAGTGATAAAGAACTAGCAAAAAATCGATTAATTGAATTGGAATTTTGCTATAATGGTGAAGAAAAGGAAAATTGTGATAAAATAATAAATGAAACAGTTGATTATTTAACTAAATATAACGAGAAAATCATTGCGATGAATCAAGAAATATCAGTATTAAAAACAGAAATATCGCCAAAAGAAGAACTTTTAGATACAACTGGCGAATCAGAAAACGAGTTGGAAACGCCCACTATGAAGGCAGTAAAAGACGCGATTATTTTACAGATGAACCCCGTGTCTCTTAAAACAACAACCACTCCAACATCTGTAGACAAAATCAATATATTTACCAACATAGCAAACCAAACCAATTATTCATACGGGTTGTCGTTTTGGGTATTTATTCACCCGCAATCAGGTAGTATTAAACAATGTAACAATATTATTAACTTTGATGGACGCCCTCAGGTTATGTATTGTCCTACCTATAATAAAATACCAACCGGGGATGTTGTAAAATATAAAAAAAATGGAAATGATGAAATTATACGTGCACGAGTAGTAAGTTCTGAATTGGTTTCAAATAAGTATGTTGTGTATAAATTAAAAAACATAACAAGTGATGAAACCTATGAAGGCGTTCATCATTCCGAAATACAATACAATTACCCTTACAGCGTATTAAAGTTTGTGTTGGGGTCCTCTACGGAGAGGGACGTAGAGTATACATTACCCAATCTAAAAATGCAGAAATGGAACAATATTGTTATCAATTATATTGATGGAACATATGATTTGTTTGTGAATGGCGAAATGGTGAACAGTTTCCAAGGAGGCATGGAGGAATTTAAATACAATGATATCACAATAGGAGAAGAATTTGGTATAAGTGGAGGAATCGCAAATATAGTATATTACAAAAATTATTTAACAAAAGACAAAATAATATCCAACTATAACTTATTGAAAAACAAAAGTCCTCCTGTTATAAGCAAACTTTTAAAAGTATAAATAAATCAATGAAGTATATATAATTTTCTAACCAATAATTATACTATGGATTTCAAAAAAATTTTGTTTGGAGCAGTAATTGTTATTGTTTTATATATATTTTACACATCTGTATTTGCGGATAAAAGTAAAAACGATTTAGTAACCATGCACGATGGAATGAAAAATGAACTTAGAATAAACTCTGAAAAGTTATCTGTAAGTAGAAGCGTTAATTACACATATTCGTTTTGGATCTACATTAATGATTACAACAAGTTTTACGGAAATGAAAAGGTTATATTAAAACGTTCTGCTACGCAAGGCAAAGAAACGGTATTTCCCAAAATAAGTTTAGGAGAAAATCAAAATGATATGCATTTTAAAGTAACTACTGGACAAACATCTACAACCACAACAGACCATGAAATCGTTGTAAACAATATTCCACTTCAAAAATGGAATCATATCGTTATGACTAAATCTGGAAATACAATTGATATTTATATTGATGGAAAGTTGGTGAAAACAAGTATATTATCTAATACCGCCAGTAGTGTTGTTGATGCGGATATTATTATCACCCCTAAACCAGAAGGAGCATCTGGTGATTATGGATTTGCGGGATATTTATCCAAGGTAAATTACTTTCCCAATGCTATCAATACACGTGAAGCATATCAACTTTACAAGGAAGGATACGGTTCTGGTATGTTAGGAGACTTTTTCAACCGGTTTAAACTTAAATTTGCTTTCTTACAAGACAATCAAGAAAAGAGCAGCATTATATTGTAATTATTATACATGATAATTTACAACTATAACCATTAAATTATACTATTAAATCTCTATAAGAATTTTACATTTTAAATATGTTAATTTCTTATAATATTATATATAAATACAGATGTCATATGAAGCACCAGCAAATCCCATACAAAATATTGTAAATAATGTAAATCCTATTGAAAAAGCACAAAATGTAGCACAAAATACAGGACAAGCAATTACGTCTGCTGTAGGCAACTTAAAACAAACAACAGGTGAAGTTTTTGATTCATTTAGGAACAATCGTTATGTTTCAGGAACTGCTGATTTTTTGGAATCCAACTCAGCTATTGCTAAAATTGCTTTTTTGTTGATGGTATTAATTGCCTTTACGTTTGTATTACGTATAGCAACGAATATTATACAACGTTATTTTTCTCCTTCGTCCAATCCTATTTTAATTAATGGGTTAAAACGTGGAAATCAACCCGTTACAATTAACCAGCATCCAAAAGATAGTGGGTCAGTAACCATCATGCGGTCGAAAAACGAATCAGGGGGTGTTGAATTTACATGGAATACATGGTTGTTTATCGAAACAGTTAATGATTCATATCAACATGTATTTCATAAAGGAGACTCTCAACAAGGAAGTAGTATGACAAATAAGGTCAACAATGGTCCTGGATTATATATCCGAAAAAATCCGGGAAATAATGGAGCCGAGTTACTAATCATTATGAGTTCATTTAAAAATCCCGAAAGTGCGAAAATTGAAATATCCAATATTCCTCTTCAAAAATGGCTTAACGTAACCATTCGAGTCAAACATCAAAATTTGGACGTGTATGTAAACAATAATATTGTTCATCGACATATATTTGAAGGGTCTCCACCTAAACAAAACTATGGAAATGTTTATGTAGCACAGCAGACAGGATTTGACGGTTTAATTTCAAACCTTCGATATTTTAATCGTGCGATTACTGGCGTGGAAGTATCAAATATTGTTAAAAAAGGAGCTAATCTTAAGGCTGCCGATGGGGATTCAATGTCTATCAATCCACCATACCTTTCTATGCGATGGTATTTGCCAAAGACAGCGTAATTAATTGAATATTAATGAAACAAACATATTATCATAACATATTTATTATGACAATATATAAACAAAATATGTATGAACCTTCCAATCATTACCGTAAATGTGGATTAATACAAAGTTGCATAGAAGGAAACACTTTATTGGATTCACATACATCGTCTTTACCAATTTCAACACATCGACGATTACCATTTTCATTGCCTATATAACAAAACGCATTTTTCTTACTTTTAATGGTATTATTAGTAGAAGCATCGACCTTTCTACTGCCACTAACAGGTACATTTTTTTGTGGTTGGTTTAATCTCTTACGTATTTGACTTTCAGGTAGATTAATTAACTGTGATGCGCTACCTTCTGTTACATCCAAAGCAATTTTACCTCCAGTCACGGTATTTGTCAATGTTTTTTTGGTTCCTTCTGCTCCTTTTAAAAGAGATATACCTAAATATTTACCAAATATATCAGTGCCTTCAGACAAATAAGTAAATATATTTAAACCCATTAATGCCAAAAACAATACTGAAAATACGATTCGAATATAAAACCAAACACTTTTACTAGTAACAGATGTTTCTACAATGGTTGCTGATGGGGATAAAGATGGGGTGATAATATCACTAAGATTATTTTCCATATACAAATAGGTCATATAAAATAAATAAACTTATAACAAATATAGTATTTTTAATATTATATTTGTTGTAAAAATATACAACGATAATTTAGCATCCACATTTGGAGTCGGCACGATTGATAATCATACGCATGATGTATGGACTTTTACCAACACGACTTGGTACACCGGCTTTGCTGTTACCACCGGTGGTTCCGTCGTCGGCTCGTTTAGCACTGTAATATCTTGGTCTGTAAGAAGGCATTATATATTAAATATATATTTTTTTTTATGAACGCGGTATTAAATTTGTCAAACTATTCATTTTTTCCAATCTCTCAATTGTTTTCTCTAAATTTCCAGAATTATAACTATTGTTAAACAAATAGTCTGTTTTAGGTCTTATTTCATTTATCTTAATTTGTTTGTAAATGATATTAATCTTTTTCTTAATTTCTTCAATTAATTCTGGTTTACTTATTATTTTAACAGAATTGTCAACATATTCAGTTAACATAGCAATACTATAAAACATTAAATACTTTCTTTTTTTCTTTACTCCAGGGGAATATTTTAAGCAAAATAAGGTGTTTATTGAAGAAATTATTTTATACATACCACTGCTTTTTTCCTTTGCTGTTTTTAATATCAAATCCCATATAATCCAAACAACATCTTTCTGAAATTGTGGTTGTACATTATATGCTCTTCTAGTTCCATAAAATATTAACTTGTTTTCACGTTTAGACAATGCTTCAAACCCTAAAATCCACTCTATCCAATAAATACATTTGGTCATGTTTTTAATTTTTTTGCTTAAATTGTATGCTAATTCATTTATAGCAATAAATAATTCCTTTGGATCTTCTTTGTGAATATTGGATTGACCATATTCTAAACTGTCTGCATCTAATTTATAGGATATTCGTAATATGTTGTATTCTTCTACTGGTATTTTTGGAACATCAAACGAGTTTTTCTTTCTAGACAAGCACATCACACACATGATTTCGGCAAACATTTCTCGAATTTTTTGATTGTTTCGCATTTTGATTTCACTATCTACGTAACCATTATTTAGCATATCTCGAAAAAAAGTAAGTCTTAGTTCTAAGTAAATGGAAATTTTAGGATTTCCAATATGTATATGTTTTCCAATCAATAGTATAATTATCTCCCATAAATCAATAAAATGTCCACTGCATATAAATTCAGCACTCCAATAGCATGATTCCTCTAATTTATTGTATATAATCGCATTTATTAACTGACGCTTGACATCGCTTTTTTTAAACTGTGAAAATGTTATCCCTGAAAACTCTTTTTGCATTCTTTTATCGTTAATATCATTTTTGTTCATTAATAATTACATTTCATATAAAAAAAATACCAATAATACATATATGGCGAACACATTTGTTAAATTTTTCAATAAAATATTTAAATCATTAAGAAAACTTCCTAAACTATTTGTTAAAATGCCCTTAATTCAAAAACTTCTTATTTTACTTATAGTTGCTTTTGTAATTAGTTCTTACATGTTTAACAAAAAAGAAGGATTTGAACAAGCAAGTGAGTTTATGGTTAAAAAAGGAAATGATGTTTATGATGATTTTTATTGTTCTATCTATGATGATTTGGTATACGACGACCTTAAAAATGATTATGAAGTGATTCATTTAAAACGAACTGGTAAAATCGATGAAACTTCAAGAGTATTGGACTTAGGATGTGGAAGAGGTCATCATGTTAGTTATTATACAGGAAAAGGAGTAGAAATAACTGGATTGGATATATCCCCTAGTATGATTAAACTAGCAAAACAAGAACATCCTAAATGTGATTTTAAGGTCGGTGATATACTAGATTCTTCAAATTTCCAATATGGAAGCGCTAGTCATATTATTTGCTTGTATTTTACTATTTATAATATAGAAGACAAGACTAAATTTTTTAAAAATTGCTTTGATTGGTTGAAACCTGGTGGCAAGTTAATTGTTCATTTGGTAAATCGTAATAAGTTTGACCCAATATTAAATGCGGCAAACCCTCTTTCTTTAGTAAATGCGCAAAAATATGCCGATTCTCGTCTTACTAAATCGGTTGTTAAATTTAAAGACTTTTTATACAAGGCATCATTTGTTCCAGACAGTGAAAATGATATGGCTTACTTTTACGAAACGTTTAAGGACGATGCTACCAAAAACACTAGGAAAAATGAACATATGCTTTATATGGAGTCTCAGCGTGATATATTAACCAAAGCAAAAAGCACTGGATTTATTATGCAGTCAAAAATAGACATGGTCGGTTGTCAGTATGAGTATCAATACTTGTATTTTCTTCAAAAACCCGAATAGGTGTTATTCGTCGTTTTTTTTAAAATTTATTTATTACTAACATATAATGAATAAATTTATGATGCTTAAATATATGACATTAGGGGTAGTCATTTTCTATGTATTGTTTAATATTTATTTTAAGTTGTATTATCCATTTTGGTCTAAACAACCCATATTCTACTACCATGATATTAGGAACTTGTTTTTTCCGGTTGGGATTATAGAAACATCTCTCCCTAATGTTTCCAACAAATTGCTTAAAACAATTGAATATAAAGAAGCAAAAACATTAACTAAACAAGAGATAACCAACTTGACTAATTTGTTAACCAATAATTATATGCCAGATTATCATGAACAGTATGTGCCAACTAATAATGATGTAATGGACCATTTATTGTTTAAAAATACACCCTCTAATGTATCGTTGTATTACGATAACTTGTATGGCAATCTAATCGGCAGTATGACATCCACATACAAAACATTTATAAAAAAAGGAGCACAATTACAAGTTGGTTATGTTGACAATTTATGTGTAGATAAAAAACACCGAGGTAAAAATATCGCTGGACAACTTATACAAAACCATTATGTAAGGGAGAGATATCAACATAAAACGGCAGTATATATGTTTAAACACGAAGGTATTTCAAGACCGTTTGTCCCATTAACCATTTACAATACATATTTTTATAACCTTGATTCATTTGATAAAATATTAGTTACTCAAAAACATGTAAGTAGTATATTGGTTAACAAGAACACCTCTCATTTGATATACGATTTACAGACATCCTTAACAAAACACATTAATGGTATAGGAAAGTCAAGTCAACCTGCTTCATTTAAATTTCAGTGTGTTATTATGGACGAGTTTGAACATTTAATTTACTTGATTAATAAAAAACATATTTACGTGTTTTGTTTAATAGAACATGGGGTACCTCTTGCTTTTTACTTTTTCAAAGATATATACACAACATACAACGGAGATAAATCCATCGAATGTTTTTCAAGTATAAAAATTAAACCTCTATTAGACGATAATATGTTTTTGTTAGGGTTTTATTTAGCAATTGATCATTTTAAAACGATTGATAAATATATAATTTTATTATTGGAAAACATATCAGATACTCATTATTTACTGAAAAACATTAAACAATATCCATACCATGTATCAAAATACTACTATTATATGTATAATTATGCTATGAAACCAATTAGTGCTAAACACATCGTTATTTTATAAATAAACAGTAATACTTTGATACTATAAGTTTATTTACCGTGTATATTTACCTGCTTTGGCAAAACTATCAACTACAAAGATAACAAATACTCCTAAAAACATATACAAAATTAGTTCTTCAGTAACATTGTTTGTTTTTTCATCTTTATTTTCTTCAAGTAAGTGAATCATATAATTAAGTTTCTTCATCAAGTCATCTTTGGACCCATGTATATTTGGAACACTTGTTGTATTTTCATAATATGGAATATAATTGTTGTAATATTGCTTTATTTGTTCATCAGAAACATTGATATTATTAAATGCCTCTGGTGAAACACCAGCGTCTACCTCTTCTTCTTGCTTGTCATTAGGGAGAGATGTTAAAGCGGGGTTAGGCGGAGGGTTAAAATCTGCTAAACTATCGTCATCATCATCTTCCCCTTCGTTTTTATAACCACCCATTGAATTTAGGAAATCCATTGCCTTTTTACTTGGCTTTGCTTTCTTTTTTATGGTTTTGTTTTTCCTTTTTTGTGGTTGAGGTTCTATATTTTCATTATTAGACATAAATTCAGAAAATCCTAATTGACTTGTCATACTTATAAAAAAAGAAGATTATTTTTTATTTGTTTTTATTTATATATAATGAAAAAATATGCAAATATAGTTTTACTAGCAATATTAGCCGCTTTGTTTTACAAAACACCGTCGTTTTTAATTGAAAGTGTCGGCAATCCTATGGGAAACCTATCGTGGATGGTTATTATTTTCGTAGTTTATCAAATGATAGATAGTGTTAGTGCTATTATTTTAGCAATTATAATGATTACCCTTTTACATCAATCGACAACCGAAGGATTTGAAGGTAAAGAAGAGGAAAGTGAAAAATCTCCAGAAGAAGAAATCGCTGAAATGGAGGAAAAAGAAATGAAAAAGGGAGCGTCGGATAAGATGAAAAAGACTAAGAAGGAGAAAAAGTCTAACAAAGAAGTAGTAGAAGAAGAAGAAGAAGAAGAAGAAGAAG